AAAAGAGCACGGGCCGACTAAAAAAAAGACATCTAGGAAAAGGGTCAAAAAGAAAAAATGATTGCATTATCAGGGAGTCTTTTACGTTTTGAAAAAAACTGTAACGCATACACACTACCAGATGGTAATGTGTTGATTAGTTTTTCTGGTGGCAGAACGTCAGGATATATGTTGCATAAAATACTTGAGGCTAACGGAGATTTGCCAGAGCGTTGCAAGGTTGTCTTTGCAAATACTGGGCGTGAGATGCCAGAGACATTAGACTTTGTACAAGAGTGCAGCGAGCGTTGGCGTGTGCCTATCACATGGCTAGAGTACAGAAAACAAATGCCTAAGTTTGTAACCGTTAGCCACAACTCTGCTAGTCGTGATGGCGAGCCGTTCAGTCAGTGTATTGATAGTGTAACAAAGTTTAGATATTTGCCTAATCAAGCACAAAGATTTTGCACACAACAAATGAAAGTCCTGACGATAAAAAGGTATTTAGTCAGACAAGGTTGGAAAAAGTGGATTAACACTGTCGGTATTCGCGCAGATGAAAATAACAGATTGCGCGTTTCAAAAGATAAGAGATGGAGCAACTGGTATCCATTAAACAATGCAACTGTATCGCTCCATAATATTCATAGCTTTTGGAAAGACCAACCATTTGATTTGAGAGTAGAAAAAGGTTTGGGAAACTGTGATGGTTGTTTCCTTAAATCGGAAGCAACTCTGGCTGCCGTTTGGCGTGAACATCCAGAGCGTATGCAATGGTGGTCAAGCTTAGAAACTAAGGTTGGCGCTAAATTCCACAAGACTAGAAGTTATAAAGATTTGGGAGACTTTGTGCAGCGTCAAGGTGATTGGATCTTTGATAATAAGTCGTATCTTTGTCAGTCTAACGACGGGGAGTGTGTAGCATGATTACACTATTAGGCACTCTTATTGGTTTTGGTACATCTTTTCTGCCTGAAGTGCTTGCGTTTTTTCGCAAAGGCCAGGAGCATAAGCACCATCTTGAACGGATGAAGCTTGAATACGATATGATGGAAAGACGCAGTGATTTAAAGTTAGCTGCACTGGATAAACAAGCAGATATCGAAGAAACAAAAGGACTCTACCAACATGACCAGTCTCTTGATTCAGGTCGTTTCATTAACGCCTTACGAGGCTCTGTCCGTCCTGTCCTTACTTACTCTTTTTTTATTCTTTTCCTGGCCGTCCAGGGAGTAATAATGATGAAAGTTATTGAGAGTGGTGGAGATTGGAAAGACGGAGTGGAGGTACTGTGGTCGGATAATACTCAAGCACTCTTTAGTTCTATCCTTGCCTTCTGGTTTGGGAATCGAGCGGTTTCAAAGTATATGAGGATTAAATAGGGAAAAAGTACATGGGATATAAATTAGGTAATGGCAGCTTAAAAAAATTAGAAGGTGTTGATGAACGCTTAGTCTCAGTCGTGAAGTATGCTATTAACGTCACTTCACAGGATTTTTCGTGTATTTGTGGGCTACGAACTATTGAGGAACAACGAAAACTGGTTGAAAAAGGCGCATCTAAAACGATGAAAAGTAAACACCTTGAAGGGAATGCTGTTGACCTGGCTGCTTATGTAAATGGAATCCGGTGGGAGTTGAAATTGTATGATGAGATTGCAGACGCGATGAAGGAAGGCGCACTTGCGGTTGGAGTAAAAATCCGGTGGGGAGCGGCTTGGCATATAAACGACTTCCGAGATTGGGAAGGGAGCGCAGAAGATGCTATGAATGCCTATGTTGACCTTCGTCGTTCACAAGGTCGAAGGCCATTTATTGATGGTCCGCATTTTGAATTGATGGAGTAGTTATTTGTGCAGGGGTCACGGGGTTTTGTTAAGGGGGTCACGGGGTTATTTTGGCCTAGTGCCAAAAAGCCAGTGCCAGGCCAGTGCCAAGCGATCTAAGGACTGTAGGGTTTTGTAAGGGTTTCTAGGGTTCTATTGTATTTCGGCAACACATACTTTTAAAGCCGTTTAAGGAATTTAAGGCTTTCTAGTCCCTAATTTCCATCGGGTTCGAGCCCCGTCAACCGCGCCAAAAATATATAATAATTACAATATGTTAGAATTTTTCGACGCCTCTCAGTGCCAAACCAGTGCCAACGAATCGTGGGGTCACGGGGTTATTTTGGCCTAGTGCCAAACGAATTTTTCCCAGTGCCAAAAATTTAATGCCAAAAATCTTTTTTCGAGGTGTTGAAAATTAGAATAAAAATGATTAACATTTAACGTAATTAGTTAAGAGGAGTTGCGTGAAATGTTAAGTTCGAAAATAAGTTTTATTAAGAGTCGAAAAAGTAAAAATCAAAAAGCCTGGTGTCTTGACACAAGGTCTATCCTGGTGGGCGGTCGAAGGCAGTTTTTTAATACGCAGGAAGAAGCCGAGAAACACTTTAGAAAAATTTCTACTGTGATAGAATCAAACAGCGACCAGTCCTGGAAGTGGACCCTCGGCCAGCTTTCAGCGGAATATCTAAAACATATTGATAGGAAAAGGCGCGAGGGTGTTATTTCAAACACTTCCTATCTCGATAAGAACCGGCACATTTCCGAGTTTCTGACTTTCATGTGTTTTGGTAAAACGAAATTAGTTAAAAATTTAAAAACACTGGAACTTACGCACGGCATGGTCTGTTCCGAAATTGTAGATCAATTAAAAAACTCCGGAAAAAGCAAAAAGACAATTCAGAACTGTCTAGGCTCACTCTCGCAGCTCATGGCCTTTGCCAAACTGAAAGACATCAGGCCAGATAATCCTTTTGCAGGGGTTTTGAACAATCGAGAAGCCGGTATAAAAAGAAAACTATCCGAAGTTCCCAAGGCATCTTTGATTTCCCCGGAAAAAATCGAGAAAATAATTTCTAAAATGACTGACGAGTGGAAGATCTATACAACATTTGCGTGTCAAACGGGTGTGAGACAGGGCGAACAAAGATGTCTAACCTGGGCCGATATTGATTTCGTAGCCGGAAAGGTAGTGGTCAATAAAGCTGTTAAACATTCTACAGTCAAAGTTGGTCTACCAAAATCTGATGCTGGTGTAAGAAAAGTGCCGCTGACAAAAGAGTTAATAAAAAAATTAAAAGAATTATATCTTGAGCGCGGTAGGCCAGATCCTAACCAATTAGTATTTTGTTCAAAAGCAGGTACATTAAGAATGCCATCAAAATTTTTGAGGGCAATACAACGGGCTTGTGACGCCGCGAAGGTAGAGCGTATTCGATGGCACGACCTCAGGCACTATTACGCCAGCATGATGTTAAAACACTACCCCGATGATCTGTGGCGTGTATCAAGGTATCTGGGTCACGAAAAAATCGAAACGACTCAAACCATCTATGGACATTGGCTGGAGTCTGAAACCGATGATGTAGAAACTCACGAAAAAGTGTCTGCAATCTTTAGCTAGAAAAAAGAGTCGTTCAATTTAGAGCGGCTCTAGTCTCTTCTATGGAATCGCTTTCTAAAAATGTCTTCAAACTTTCGTTTGTAACAAAATATCGTGTACCAATTTTTTTATGGTTTACCTGATTTTTATGTATCATTTTCAGTACACGTTTTTTATTTGTCTCACCGCTTTCTCCAAACAAAATCTGACTTACTTCAACTGTTGATAGAAGTTTCTTTTCCATTTCAAAACCCCCAGTCATCATCGTCTGTTTTAACGGACGGTTTATTTTCAACAGCATTATAAACTATTTCATTTGCCGCATTAGATGCTGTCTGATTGTCATATTTGTTTACAAACAAAGGCATCCGCGCAACTACCGGGAAAGACTTTACATCATCTCCCGATCTTTCTGTAATTGTGACTGAAAGTTTGACTCCGGCCTTTGATAGTTCCGAAAAAAGATTATTACAAATCTCTTTCTGTTCTTCCGTCTGAAATTCATAGCGTTTCAGACCATCGTTCCAGGGTGTTGAAAAATTCAGGTAGGCGAATATTCTGTATTCCTTGTCCGAATTTAATGTCTGTTTTGGTTGCCACTTACTCATTGAAAAATGAGGCATTATCTCTCTCCATTATTTAATTTGTCGCGCTGGGATTTAATAACCCCTTTAAACTGCTCAAATTCTTTTGGATGTTCTTTTCCGAAATCGTTTAATTCGTCCCGGTTTTTCATCCAAAAAATCTTTAATTCAGATAAATTATCAATACTTTTTACCTGTAAAATTTTTTCCTCTATCCACAAAACGTGTTGTGGAAGGTTGTCCATCGGCGGGGTCGATGGAAAAAACTCCCGTTTTTTTCGTTGGTCAATAATCTCACCATTCTTGTGCGCTGCCTCTGCATCGATTTGTTTGTCTTTGTTTTTTGCTATTGTTATCTCTTCGACGCTTGCCATTTTGCCGCCATGCAGCCCCAGATTAGCCAGGGCTCTTCCCCATGCGCTTGTTTCGCAATTCTCTATCGCAGATGTCTTGTTGACATTTGAGCTACCACGGAGCTCCTCTGCCAGTCCTTCCGCTATAACTCTCCCTTCCTTGTCTGCAATGCTTGCCTTGATTAGAACAGATCTTCCATCATTTGTTAGTATTTGGGAGTGTAACGAATAAGCAGTTCCGACATGCCTTCTAAAAGCTTCAACACGTTGTTGAACTTGCGTGTATTCATTACCACGCAGATTGAGCGAATGCATTTCCTGTATAGCCGCTTGTATTTCTTTTATATCCATTTATTCCATTCCCCATATCTTTTTTGCTTCTGAAAGATAACTTTTTGATTCAAATTTCCAGCACCATTGCGAAAAATCCGGGCTAGTGAGATTAAATAACTCTTCTTTTGTTTCGGCACTTTTCAAAAGATTTTCTGTGATGCGATGCTGCATAGATATATCTCTGACTACTTCTTCCAGAAAATTATTTGTTAATTCTGGTGCATTCTCCGAAGTAAATATTCTGTAATCTGCTGCGTTTGCATACACCAGAAATGGTGGTAGGCGGTTATTACAGGCATAAAATCCAGCCGCCTGATAGACGTTATTCATATCGAAAGGTCCACTCAGAGTTTTTGGTAGTGATGCAGTCTGCCATCCATGCCTGGCTCTATCGCTTTGCCGGGACCACTTGGTTTTTAAATCGCCCCGCCGTCCGTAATCGGGTTTAGTAAAATGAGGTAGTGAACATCCATCCAACACTTTTAACAGGTCTATTTCACCAAGAATTCTATTGTCACCTGCCATTGCTTCTTTTAGTCCGAGCACAGAATGCTCGATCACATCCGGGAGTTCCTGTAGGTATTTCATTTTTTTCTGAGCATCGATTTCTGAGACAGGTTCATATTTTTCCATCTCCTTCATAGCTGTTTCTTTGGCCTCAGGAAGAGATAGTGTTTGATGAAATTCACGATCAGGTACGAGGTGTAAATCGACCCCCAACTGGGTACAGATTCCGGCCTTCATATTTGCAGAAGGAGTGCTTGACAGCCGTTCTAATATATCCTGAGCTTTTTCCCGGTTTTCATCACAGTTGAGATTTTCAAAAGCCCATGATCGAAGAGGTCTAACGTGTACTTTGTCAAAAAAAGATTTTGCTCTATCTTTCGTTCGAGGATTGGAATGATGGAAATAATTAAATTCCTCTGCCCAAACCGGCAAATCATGTAGCATAAATTTTCCCCCAAGTATCGAATAGACACTAAAACACTTAACGTAATCTGTAAAGTCAAATTAACGTATTATGATAAATAAATTAACAAATCTTTACAATTTATACTTTTGGGGTAAACTGATTCGTGCAGCCGAAATACAATCTGGTGAGAAATCTTTTTTCGACAGTGCCGGAAGTTTTTTCAGGCTGCACGATCTTGAGGTCAGGAAAGAGAAAAGGGTAGAACGTGGTGTCTACCCTTTTTTAAATCTCGACAATTTCAATGTTAGATAGATCTGGTCGGTATGACAGAGCCATCACAGGTGTAGCCCACAACAGATCGAGATTTCTTCTGGTAGCAGTTTCGCCGGGCCAGGGCGTGTGTACAGTATACTTCCCGGCTGGCTCAGGAAATAGTTGACCCGAAATTATTGTTCCATGATCGTCGTTTATTTTTGCTGTTACTGTTCTTTCGTAGCCTGTTCTGCAAACAAAATTTTCAGAAACAGGACTATATTTTACGAACTGTATAGCGCCCTGACGATTGTACCAGGGGCCATCGTAAGCCTCGTCCACCGACCACATAACGACTGCCGTATCTACGGTAAAATTATTGTGACAATATATTTCGTGTTTAATTACATCTGTATTAAAGTTTCGAAAAAAATTCCCAGCCTTATCGATGTGACCGTATCCGATCACGGGCAATGGTTCTGTTTTAAACAGGATATGCTGCGGCTTACAATTCAGTATCTGCGCATATTCTTCAACATCTTGTATGTTTAAATTTATACGTTCGTGGATCACCCGGCTTAAAGTCTGTGGAGTAATCCCCTTTAGCCGCGCAACTTCCTTTTTGGAGAATCCGCTGCGTATTATGGCTCCCCCAAGGTTGTTGGGCATCGGATCCCTCTGCATTTTATTTTTTCTAAATTTCCTATTCATCTTAACCTTAACGTAAAAAGTTATATACATTTTTTATCTGTAATCCTGTTGACTATATACGTCAAGTTGTTTTACAATTCACGTTAAGTGAATTAGCAAAAACCGTTAAGTAATTTTGATGACATTGAATGAATACAGAATTGAAAAAGGCTGGAGTTATTCCCACCTGGCCCGTCAAATCGGATGCAGCCATGCAACCGTGGCACGACGATGGTGTCTAAGCCCCGAAGAACCTGCCTTCATGTTTCCCGGAAAAAAATACATGAGTTTAATTAAAATTGTGACAAACGGCATGGTTCAGCCCAATGATTTTTATAAACACAATGAATGAAGATCAGATTCATAAGCAGATAAGGTTGATGCTGGATGTCGCGTTACCGAGCAACTGTGTGGTTCATCATAGTCCGAACGAGGGGGTCCGGCACATTAGTTTCAAAAAAAAACTGGTTGCGCTCGGAACAAAACCCGGCTGGCCCGATCTTGAGATTTTTTGTCCCAGGACCGAAACCCTTTCGGGTAATGCGGAAGCCCTTTTCATTGAAATAAAAACTAAAAAGGGGCGGCTCAGTGATAACCAGAAATTCATTCGGGATATTCTGGTTGATGCGGGTTTTGGCTGGAGCCTCTGTAGAAGCTGGGATGATTGTCTAAATTTTTTAAAACAGTTTGTGAGGTTGAAGATCCAATAATGGAATCGTCCGACGAGTGGAAATTTTATTATGCTGTGAGGCCCACCGGGCTACATATTTTTGGTGAGGGTGGAAAGGAGCTCGCGGTAATTCACCCGGTTCAATTTATTCATCTGGCCCATGATATCCTGGAGTATCTGAGGTGGCCGCGGTGATAAAAAAAACGTCCAATATTTACTGGGAAATAAATAAAAGTGATTTGATGTTTTCCCTGAGGGCAGGGGATGCTGCCGAGAAAAAGGACCGTGAGAAGGTTTTATTCTCGGGTCCGGTAGACGAGGAACTTGTAACTGACCTGGAACAGCTGGTTAGAGATTTAAGACCTCTGATTAAAAAGCCTGATGTCTGTGATTATCCGGGTTGTCTTGAAGGTTATATAGAAGATTTCAAGATGGTTCGTATGCCGGGTGAGCCAGGTGTTTTTGAGCCCGAGGCCAAGTTGACAGCCTGTCCACAATGTAACCCGTTAGGAATTTGAAATGATAAATACGCCGGAATTTTTATGGATTATGACAATTTTATGTCTGGTGATCTGGCTGATCTGGGAGTGGAGAAAGTAGAATATGTATATGTGGGTTGCTTTTGTTGTCTGGACTGATCCGGACGCCTGTCTGGAGTTTGTCGAGCAACAGAATCTTATGGAAAATCACGGTATTCAATGCGTGCTGTTTGAAGAAAAAGGGGTAGAATTACCCCGATTTTATATAGATAAATTACGTCCACGGCTACGTCCGGATTTTCTGTAGAATGGTTTTTCGGTTATTTCATAACAAGTGTGATGATTGCGGGTATTCCCGGATAAATTGTGTGTGTAATCACAACACTACGGTAGGTCACATTATCCGTTCTTTCAGAGGTCTGGATAATTTTTCACAGAAGCAGGTGCGTCAGCTGCTCGAACAGATTTTAAAAGAGAAATGATGGCGCATGTTGATTTATGTTCGGGTATTGGCGGCTTCGCGCTGGGCTTTGAATGGGCTGGTTTGAGCAAGCCTGTTTTGTTTTGTGATATAGAACCCTGGAGCCGAAAAATATTAGCCAAGCATTGGCCTGATGTGCCAATTGCAGAAGACGTAAAGGAGTTAGCAAATGACCCAGATGGACTTATTCACGCAATCGGAGACAGACGATCAATCTTATCATGTGGTTATCCCTGCCAACCCTTTAGTCAAGCCGGGCAGCGCAGAGGCATTGAAGATGACAGACATATCTGGCCGGAAATATTTTCCATTATTCAGCAAGTCAGGCCAGATTGGATTGTTTGTGAAAACGTTTCTGGCCACATCACTATGGGCCTCGACGAGGTGCTTTCTGACCTGGCAGACAAAGCCAATTACGCAGTCCAGACATTTCATCTTGGAGCTGTATCCGTCGACGCCCCACATAGAAGAATGCGACTCTGGATTATCGGAAGAAATGTGGCCAACACCGACAGCGAACAACGCTGGAACAGGCGAGTTTCTGGAAACTTTAACAAACAAGAATGGCAAAGCACCGAAACAGAACGAAAGAGTTTACAACCCAAAAACAGGAAAGCACACGCAAGTTACTCTAAACAGAGCAGTGAAGCTGTGGCCGACACCATTAGCGCAAGAGGCGAAGCATGGGCAAGTGACACAGTGGGAGATGGAGACAAATCACGCAGCAACAAAAAACAGCCTAAGAGTAGCGGTTGCAAAGCAGATGTGGCCGACACCGACAGCAAGCGATTACAAGGGGTCAGGGCCAACGATCATTCGAAGAGACGGAAAAAGCAGAATGAACGACAGATTAGATTATGCAGTGGAGCAAAGACAAAACGCTCCATCTGGAAGCCTGAACCCCCGGTTTGTGGAATGGCTGATGGGTTATCCCGATGGGTGGACGAGCCTGGAGACATCCCGAGAGTAAGCCAAGGCGTTCCTAATAGAGTGCAACGTTTAAAGGGTTTAGGCAACGCCATTGTGCCGCAAATAGCCATGCGAATTGGTCAGATTATCAGGCGGCTGGAGGCGGGTGATGAATGATGGATGAGTCCGAACTTGGAAGAAGAATGATGTTGTTCGAGCAGGACCAGATCGAGATGGGGCTAAGGCAGGAGTTGCCCAAGAAGAAACCAAAGGCCGGGATGCCGAGGCATGGTGTCGCTATCATAAAATTGCTGCGAGATGGAAAAAAGCGAAAGGCTTGTGATATTGCTTTTGAAACCGCAATTCCAACCCAGACCGCTGCGAATGCATTGAGAAAACTTCATCAGCTAGGTTATATAGAGAAGGGGATGAGCGATAGAACACTGATGCTTGAACCAAAATGGACTTACTGGATAGGCTGATACATGAACACTCTCAACTGTATCAACACTATCAACTCTCAACTGTATCAACACTATCAACACTATCAACTGTGGATAAGTCTAAAAAAAAATACTTGACAAATCTTGAGGTGTATCTGTATCCTCGACGTCAGGAGCCTCGACGCAGCTTAGCTTAGCACTTAGCTAAGTACTTAGTTTAGCACTTAGTATAGAGCTTAATATAGCACCTGGTTAAGTACTTAGAATAGCACCTGGTTAAGTTCTAAAGACTAACCTTCCTAATAAAATAAAATAGCTTAGCTAAGTGCTTAGCTAAGTACTTAAGGAAGGTATTTTGAGTTTCTTGACAAAAATTGTGGATAACTCTCTCAAAGATTTTAACCGGGCAAAAACCGGCGAAGGTAATCTTAGAGATCTTTTTTTCATGGCAGCAGTGACTGAAAGAAAATTGCCCAGGGCCATACGAAAACAGAAAATGAATAGCTGGCCGGAATACGTTCAGGAGTGGTCGGGGTATGGATATAGTGAATTTGAACCTAAAGAACCAAGACCTTCACCAGCCGAAATCAGCAGTTATGAAAATATGTTATTTCTTAGTGTTGAAAAAATGAATAGTGATGACAGGAAACTTGTATGGATGGTTTCGCATTCTGCGGTTAAAAGGGATAGAGGTCCGGCATTTTCAAAGATTGCGAAAATAATGGGACTGAGAGATGGTCGGCAGGTCAAGAGAAGATTTTCGGATGCGTTAGTCAGATTGAGTTTCAGAATACAAAACGACCAGGAAGATGAACTCCTGGCCGATATATTCAGCTAGTTTTTATTCTACATTATTTTAAAAGAATATAGCGGCTGAGATTCAACCCAAACCATTCCATTTTTTGTATGGCCGCCGATATATTCCGCAAATTTCCAGTCTAATTTATTAGCTAAATTAAATGCCGCGACCTTGTGATTCTCCTCATTAGATAGGGAATAATCGTAAGCGACTGTAACACTTTCAGACTCTCCCGTATGAGTCGCCTTAATCCGAGTTCCTCGATGATTAGTTGGCCCTAGATATTTTGTCGTAATAGTCTGCATTTTCTTACTCCCTTCGTTATTATTACAATATACATATTGTTTACTTAACGTGAAAAGTCAAGATGTGGTACATAAACAGTTAAATAATTATAAAAAATATGTTAAGGGACTTGCCTGAATGCACGAAATGTAGTATCTAAAGTGATATACTCAGGTGTATATTTTTTTAATAAATACCCGCAACCTCCAACTTGGTCAGTCCTGCTTAACTCCCTTCCTCTTGATTAAAACAAAACACGGGGCTGACCTTTTTTCAGAATTCAATGACAAAAAGAAATATTTCAGAAGCACAGATGGATTATATCTGTGAGCAGATAGAGCAAGGCAAAGCCCTGACGACAATATGTGATGTGGAAAAGAATAGAGTGCTGCCAAGCAGCAGGACCGTTCTGCGGTATCTCAAAGAAAATGAAGAAGCTTATAAGAAGTATAGGGATGCACGCACGAATCAGGCCGAGTTGCTGAGAGATAATATCCTCTCGCTCGTACAGGCTCCGCTGCCCGATGATCCCAAACTTGCTATGGCTGAAGTGCAGAGAAGAAGACTCGAGGCAGATCATACGGACAAGTATATCAGACAGCTACAGCCCAATGGGTTAAGAGATAAGCCAGGTGATGTAAGTCAGTCGGGGCAGATCACACTTTCCTGGGAGACCGGATCTGTCAGGCAGCTCGAAGAGGGGTAGGGTTTATATTTATATAAGAGGCTGAGTGTGGCGGTGATCGCGCGCGAGGCGACAGGCCACCTGAGATTTTATTTTTATTTTGTTTGGCACCGGCTTGGCACTGAGATCAGTTAAGTAATTGATAACAATGATAAAGTGTACGGGGTAAGTCCCCGTCTGCCGACTATTGTTATAATTTTTACTGAGATCAGCACCCCTACCCCCGAATCTTTTTTTGTGCCGACTCTAATACATTATACTCTTTCTGGAACCACACACATGCAGATCGTCATTCCCTATTCACCCCGACCCATACAGCAGCAGTTACATGACAGGATGCAGACTAAGCGCTGGGGCGTAGTAGTAGCTCACAGACGCTTTGGAAAGACCGTGTGGGCTATCAATCACATTCTAAGGGATGCTATACTTAATCCGAAACCCAGTGCCAGATACGCTTACATGGCCCCTACCTATCGTCAGGCGAAGTCTGTGGCCTGGGATTATCTGAAGCAGTTTGCGGGCAAGATTCCGATGGTTCGGTTTCACGAGACAGAGTTGAGGTGTGATTTACCCAATGGTTCGAGGATCAATCTTCTTGGTGCCGAGAATCCTGATTCTTTGCGGGGGATATATCTGGATGGTTGTGTCATGGACGAAGTTAGCCAGATGCCCGAGAATGTTTTTCCTGAGATTATCCGTCCTGCATTGAGTGACCGGAAGGGCAGTTGTTGTTTTATCGGGACGCCCATGGGTCACAACATGTTTTTTGAATATTACGAGAATGCCTGTGCATCGGACGAATGGTTATCTGAGGTTTACAAGGCTTCCGAGACCGGGTTGCTGGATGATGATGAGCTTGAAGCGGCGCGGTCAATGATGAGCGAGGACCAGTATAACCAGGAATTCGAGTGTAGCTGGAATGCGAATGTTCCCGGCAGTATTTTTGGTAAGGAGCTGGAGGCTTCTCAGGATGCCGGAAGGATATGTAATGTTCCGTTTGATCCTTCCTGCAAGGTAGACACGTTCTGGGATCTTGGCATTGGTGATAGCACGGCTATCTGGTTTATTCAGCGGGTGGGACGGGCGGTACATGTGATTGATTATTATGAAAACAGGAACGAGGGATTACCACATTATTGTCATGTTCTTGGCAGGAAGAATTACCTGTTTGGCAATCATTTTGCGCCCCATGACATTGAGGTGAGGGAGCTGGGAAGCGGGAAGAGCAGGCGTGAGGTTGCCTGGGATCTGGGGTTGAATTTCAGGGTTGTGCCGAAATTACCGTTAGAGGACGGGATACATGCTGCCCAGATGTTGATACCTCGTTGCTGGTTTGACCGTGAGAAGTGCAAGGCTGGTCTGGAGGCTCTCAGGCATTATCACAGGGCGTATAATGAGCGTACTAGGAGTTTCAGGAGTTCGCCTGTTCACGACTGGGCGTCACATGCGTCTGATGCATTCCGGTATCTGGCTGTTGGTCTCAGGGAGACTGTAGACGGGCAGAGGCCACCCCAGAAGATTGCTGTGACGCAATATGATGTTTTTGCTGCTTAGGAGGTAGTATGGCGAGTTTTATGGATAGATGGAAACAGTTAAAGAGCGATGTCGGTTCCGGTGTAAAAGGAATTAAGACAGGAGTTACTTTAAGGAATTATGGCAGTGAGGCAGATAGACTGGCTGCGTATCAGGGTGCTGGTATAGGTAACGCTGCTGATTATATTAGCAGGACTGATGCTACTAAAAAAGTTACGCCGCTTAATGTAGGAAGTGAGGGTCGTCCCGGGGGGTCCGGCAGAGCCGGGTCAAAGCTGGTAGCTGCCGTGGATGATGTTAGTTTATCACCTGGTGATATCCAGAAGGCGCAGTCTTTATTAAAAAAGGCGGGTTATAAAAACCAGTCAAAAATTCAGAAGCTTGCTGATAAAAAGGGAGATGCGGGTGTTGCCCGTTCCGGGAGGAAAGATGGTGAGTCAAAGGTGTGGGTTGGTCGTGTTAACATGGGTGGAGATGCAGCAGATGCAAGTCTTATCAATACATATTTAAAGTCTCTCGCTGCAAAAAAGGATACTGGCACAGATACTACTACGACAGATACTACGACTACGACAGGGACAGGTGATACCACGCTTGTCGGGGATCTGGGCACCGGTTCTGACGAAGTAAACACCGCCTATGATGACGTTGTGGATACTGCGGCATCGACTTTCGGCACGGGAACTGATGTTGACCAGACGGTTCAAAAAGAAAGTTCATTCACGGACGCCGATGGTAATCCGGTATCAATGGGTGCTGCCGAGGACAGGGCAATAGAGGCTATGGAAACCGGCAGGAAATCTACTATTTTAACGAGTGCTCTCGGCCTGATTGATGATGAAGATGATGAAGAAACTCTGACAAAGAAAAAGACGTTGATAGGGGCATGATTAAAAAAAGAAAAACTCCTGCGAATATAGCCGGCGTAATGGGTCAGGGTTCTTTTCAGCCGGGTTCCCGGATGTCGAATATGACTATTGATCCTTTAGAAAGGCTACAGCAGAAAGCTGCCGGGCGTTCTCACGGCAAAATTCTTGACGGTATTAAACCTGAAAAACGATCAATTTTAACAAGGAGATATTAAAATGTATAAGAAAAAAGGCGGCAGGAAGAAGTGAAAATCAGTCCTCTGGTAGAGATGCTGGATCGCAGGTACACTACCTTGAAAACCCAGCGGTCAAACTGGGAAAATCACTGGCAGCAGCTGGCTGATTATATGTTGCCCAGAAAAGCAGACATTACCAAAACGCGTTCTGCGGGCGATAAGCGGACAGAACTGATTTATGACGGAACTGCAATTCATGCGGTAGAGTTGCTGGCTAGTAGCTTACATGGTATGTTGACGAGCCCGAGTACGCCGTGGTTTTCTCTGCGATTCAGAAATCGTGATTTGCAGGGTGATGACGTTGGAAATGAGTGGCTGGAGGCTTGCACGGATTTAATGTATCAGGCGTTTAACAGGTCTAACTTTCAACAGGAAATTCACGAATTATATTATGATCTGGTGGTTTTTGGAACAGGTAGTTATTATGTTGAGATGGATGAGGAGGGTTTGCGGTTTGCTTGTCGTCATATTGCGGAAATATGTATTTCTGAAAATCAGGACGGGCGGGTAGACACGGTTTATCGTAGTTTTAAATTGCCGGCGAGAGCAATAGCGCAGCAATTTTCAGAAAAAGATCTCGGAGATAAAATAAAAAAGGATCTTAATGAAGACCCTTACGTGGAGCACGATCTGGTCCATGTTGTTTATCCCCGGGGCGAGGCCGGGAAAATAAAAACAAAAAAACCTTTTGCCTCTGTTTATTACACAAAAGATGACAAACATCTTCTTGGCGAAAGCGGATTTGACGAATTTCCATTTATGGTTACCCGCTTTGTCAAAGATAGTGTTTCTACCTATGGCCGCTCCCCGGCAATGACGGCACTACCTGATGTGAAGATGCTAAACAAAATGTCGGAAACTATAATCAAGGCCGCGCAGAAGCAGATAGATCCACCGCTTATGGTTCCTGATGATGGCTTTATGATGCCGATCCGGACAACCCCCGGATCTTTGAATTTTTATAGATCCGGTACGAGAGACAGAATGGAGCCGTTACAGATCGGCGCCAACAACCCGCTAGGGTTGAACATGGAGGAGCAGCGAAGAAACGCAATTAGACAGGCATTTTTTGTAGACCAGCTGCTTCTGGGCCAGGGATCTACAATGACAGCTACGGAAGTTCTACAACGTAATGAAGAGAAAATGCGTCTTCTCGGCCCTGTGCTGGGCCGGCTACAGGCAGAATTGCTCCAGCCTTTGATAGATCGAAGCTTTTCTCTTCTTCTCAGGAGTGGAGCCCTCCCCCCTGCTCCTGAGTTCTTGCAGGGCCAGGATATTGATATCGAATATGTATCTCCCCTGGCAAAGGCCCAGAAAATGACCGATTTACAAAGTATGTTAAGAGGCTTTGAAATTATGGTTCAAATGGCCCAGGTAGCGCCCGTTATGGATTATCTGGATTCTGACAAGCTGGTTCAGTATGTGGTCGAGACTACCGGGATGCCGGCAAGGGTCATTAAATCTAAAATCGAAGTTGACCAGGCACGGCGTCAAAAAGCAGAGGCTGCTGCCGAAGTTATGGCACAGAACCCGGAAGGGGGGTCTGAAATGATTCAGACCATGCAAAACACCATGAATAATGGTCAGATGCCTCAATGAATAAAAAAATAGAAGAGTTAAAACTTTCCTATCGCCGGACTTTTAACACTGACGATGGTGAAGCTGTGCTCGGTGACCTCAAAGCACGGTTCGGTTTTGAGACAACCACGTATTCGGACAATCCATATACTAGTGCATTTAATGAAGGTCAGCGAGCAGCCGTGCTGCTGATTGTCCGCATGCTGACCGAACAAAAGGAACCACAAAATGAGTGACGTCGAGACAACCCGGGATAATGCCGGATCTCAGGAAGCTGCTAACGCAGCTCCCCAGCCAGCTTTTAATCAGACATTGCCGGAAGATTTGCGAAACGAGCCGAGCTTAAAAAACTTTACTGATGCCGGATCGCTGGCAAAATCGTATGTTCATGCACAAAGAATGATAGGTGCTGACAAGATTGCCATTCCGGGCAAATCTGCTACGCCGGAGGAATGGCGGGGGATATATCAAAAATTAGGTGCGCCGGAAAAGCCGGAAGACTATGCATTTGAAGGTCTTGATGAAGCTGCTGAAAAACAACTACGCCAGTCTGCTTTTGATGCAGGGCTCAATCAAAGCCAGGCAAACAAATTCGTAGAGCACATTAAAAGCCGGAAACAGTCGGAAAGTGATAGTCAGAATTCTTTTTTAGAACAAAGCACAAGGGATACAGAAGCGTTATTAAAAAAAGAATACGGACAGGCATACGATCACAAAATGCAGGCAGCAGCAGCAGCAGCCCGGCAATTACTGGGTAACGTCGATATTATGGATAACATTACTCTGGCAGATGGAAGACAGCTAGGTAATGTGCCGGAAATTTTAAAAATGTTTGTAAACCTGTCCGAGATGATTGGTGAAGATAAATTGCTAGGGGAAACTACAGAAATGGTGATGACCCCGGCAGAGGCCAAGCGACAACAGGATGAGGTCAGGCGGCTGGATGGTCCGTATTGGGATTCCAGTCATCCCGAGCATAAGGCATATTATGAAGAATCTCTTCGTCTGGAAGAATATATAACGGGTGGATAACCGAAAAGGCCCACATCATCATGCCTGTGCGTCAGGCAGTTTAGCTTGCTTATAAGCCAGTACAGCCCCGCCAGGGATAACTCTACGAAAACTAATCAAAAATTGAAAAAACTGTAAAAGGAGAGACTATTATGTCTAACCAGATTTCTACAGCTTTTGTCAACCAGTTTAGTTCCAATGTCCAGATGCTGTCACAGCAAATGGGGTCTGTGCTAAGATCCTGTGTGGATGTGGAATCTGTTACTGGTGAGAAAGCTTTTTTTGACCAGGTAGGAAGCTCGGCGGCTGTTTTAAAAACATCACGTCATGCCGATACGCCTCTGGTTGAAACACCCCATTCACGCCGAATGGTAACTATGTCAGACTACGAATGGGCTGAACTGCTCGACGATGCTGATAAAGTTCGTCTGCTTGCAGATCCCACTTCAAGCTATTCGAAGGCTGCATCTGCGGCTATGGGCAGGGCAATGGATGATGTTATCATTGCTGCTGCACTGGGCGATTCCAAAACAGGAAAAGATGGTAGTACAACTACCTCCTTCACTGCCGGGAATATAATTGCTCACGGATCGGCAGGTCTTACAGTGGCAAAGCTTCTAAGCGCCAAGGAACTTCTTGACGCTGCGGATGTGGACCCAAGTATCAAAAGGTACATTGTCTGTGCGCCAAAACAGATTACAGATCTGTTAAATACTACAGAAGTAAAAAGCTCGGACTTTAATACCGTGAAGGCACTGGCACAGGGTTCTATCAATAGTTTTTGTGGTTTTGAATTTAAAATTTCAAATCGCTTAACTACGAGCTCAAGTAATCGTCAGGTGATAGCCTTCGCAATGGACGGCGTGAAGCTTGCAATCGGTTCCGAGCCACAGGCGAGAATTGATGAACGGGCTGATAAATCTTATTCTACCCAGGTTTTTTATTCTCAGTCCATCGGCTCAACTCGAATGGAGGAGGCTAAAGTCGTTAGCATCCTCTGTCAAGAATCATAGGAGGATTAGAAAATGGCTACTGTTTATAGCGCGCAACGCACAAACACCCGCGCAAATCCTGTTGTGATGAACTCGGCTAACGAGATGGGTGGAAGAATTCGTGTCGCTCATGGCACGTATGAAGCAAGCTCATTAGCATCCGGTGATGTTATAGAGATGTTTACCCTTCCGGACAATGCCCGACTGTTAGAGGGATCTCTTGCACATGATGCACTGGGCTCATCTACAACCCTGTCTGTAGGATATGCTGCACATACTAACGCAGCCGGAACTGCTGTTTCTGCATCTGCTGCGGCTTACAAGGCAGCTGCTGCTTCTACCTCGGCCCAGAAAGTAGATATTCTTGCTACTCTGGCCCTGGGCTCGGGAACAGTTGTCGATGCTGACGGTGATGGAATGATCGTAACGGCAACGATGGGCGGTGCAGCCGGCACTGGCACAATCGAAGTCACAATCAAATACGTGGTTGATTAAGAAAAAGAGGGGCAGGGTGTCTGCCCCTTTCACCCCCTTTTAAATCGGAATCAAAAATGACAAGCACAGTCGATATTTGTAATTATGCTCTGAATTATCTCGGGGCAAATAATATTACCGCGCTTGACGAAAATTCAAAACCTGCGCGGATCATAAATCAGAAATATAATTCGGTACGCGATACACTGTTTCGCGCACACCCGTGGAACTGCCTTCTTCAAAGAACGGAATTATCTAAAAGCACGACTGCCCCGGCATTCGGCTATTCAAATTATTTTCCATTGCCGACAGATCCCTACTGTCTGCGTGTGCTTGAATTTTCTAATGGATCACTTTCGTATCCGCAGGATAGTATGATTTCAAATTCCGGTGATCCGGTGTTTGCCATTGAGGGTAGAAATCTGGTCACAGACGAGGATACTGCTAAAATAAAATATGTTGCGCGAATTACTGATCCCAATGAATACGATGCAAATTTAATTGACGTATTAGCAGCCAGGCTTGCTTTCGAAATCTGTTATTCTATTACAGGTTCAACATCTATGGTCCAATTAACTGCCGGGATATTTGATGACAAACTCCGGGAGGCTAGATTTATCGACGGGACCGAGGGTGCATCTCCAAAAATTGAAGCATCCGACTTTATCGAGGCGAGAATGTAATGCGTTCCGCTCCTGCTTTATCCAGTTTTACTGCTGGTGAAATATCGCCCAGGCTAGAGGGCAGGGTTACGATTGAAAAATACCGGGAAGGATTATCAGAACTTACAAATATGGTTGTGCAGCCTCATGGCGGTGTGACCCGAAGACCCGGAACAGAATATCTCGGCGCAGTAAAAAACAGTTCTAATTATACACGACTTATTCCGTTTGAATTCAAGACCTCTGATACATACTGTCTGGAATTTGGTGAACAGTACATGCGTGTGTTTAGGAACGGCTCACAAGCTGTTGAAACTGCTAAAGCAATTTCAGCAATTACAAAAGCCAATCCCGGTGTGCTTACCTCTAATTCACACGGATATTCAGACGGTGATGAAGTGTATCTAACCAACACTTCGGCAATGAGCGAGTTAAAAGCAAGAAATTATTTAATAGCAAATTCGACAACAAATACATTTACTCTCACCGATTTATTTGGCGTTGCCATAAACACGACATCTTTTACGACATATTCCAGCGGCGTTACCACCGCGAAAATTTATGAAGTTACAACACCTTATACATCAGCCCAAATTGGTGATGTCAGGTTTGCCCAGTCTGCTGATGTCATGTACCTGGTGCATCCTTCACATGCTATACGAACGCTGTCTCGCTCGGCCCATAATTCATGGACACTGGCTACAGCAACTATTTCCGGCAGTCCGAATCCCGGTTTAAGTTCGTCCGATAACTACCCGTCAGTAGTGACTTTTTTTGAACAAAGGCTAGTATTTGGTGCGACAAATAACAATCCGCAGACTTTGTGGTTTTCAAAATCAGCCGATTATCTGAATTTTACTGTAGGCACAAATTCAGACGATGCTTTGATTTATACGATTGCTTCAAATAAGGTAAATGCCATCCGGCATCTCTCTGCCACCCGAATTCTTACAATAGGAACGAGCGGAGGAGAATACGTTTTAACCACAACAAACGGTGGACCTGTTGCCCCGACCACAACCGTAATTCGTAAATATTCAAATTACGGGTGTACTGCTTCTGAACCGGTTCAGGTGGCTGACGTCACACTGTTTACTCAGCGGGGGGGTCGAAAGGTTCGAGAATTTCGATATGGGGGAGATCTGAACCAGGATGCATATATAGCCAGGGATATAACAATTCTGGCAGAACATCTTTCTGAAGGTGGATTAGAAGAATTCGCATTCCAGCAGGAGCCGGAATCTATTATATGGGCCAGGCGAAGTGATGGCACGTTGCTTGGCCTGACATACCGGAGGGAAGAAAAAGTCTATGCGTGGCACAAACACATAATCGGAGGTGTTTTTGGCAGCGGCCAGGCCGTTGTGGAATCAATTATTTCTTTGCCGAAGGACGGGGGAGAAGACGAACTATATTTAATTGTAAAAAGAACAATCAACAGTGTTACAAGACGATACGTTGAAAGATTAAAAGCCTTTGCATTTCAGAGCTCAGACGAATGTTTCTACGTTGATTCGGGACTTTCATATTCGGGCTCCGCAATAACCTCGACCACTGGTTTATATCATCTGGAAGGCGCGACAGTGACAACGCTCGCAAATGGCGCAACGCATGCCGATAAAACTGTTTCAAGTGGTGGAATTGATTTTGACTTCTCTGTAACCACAGCATCTATCGGAATAGGGTATACGAGCTCTTTGCAGACACTTCGGCTTGAGGCCGGATCTGCCGATGGAACGAGCCAGGGAAAGCCAAAAAGGATTCACGCAGTTACACTGCGCCTCGATAAAACAGTAGGCGTCGAAATTGGAACCGATAGTGAAAATCTGGATCGTATATTTTTCCGGGATGATTCTATGGAAATGGATACTGCTATCCCCCTGTATACGGGCGATAAAGAAATAGAGTTTCCCGGGGGTTTTGATGACGATGCAAAAATCTATGTAAGACAAAACCAGCCGCTACCACTTACTGTTCTTGCGATATTTCCGAGGCTCAACACTTTTGATATTTAATAATTAGGATAAAAAATGTTTCAAACCCTGCTCGCTTTGGTCGGAATCGGTTCTACGATTGCTTCCGGAATTTCGTCTAAAAAATCTGCTGATAAAGCTGCGGATGCAGCAAAGGCTGTTGGAGAATTCAATGCTCAGATTATCGAGCGTGACGAAAGAATTCTTGAGGATCAAAGAGCTATAATCAATGCCAACTTACTCTTGGATGAAAAGATTGCGCGGTTTCGTTTTGCGGGGCTGCAAGGCGATGTAAAAACAGGTTTTTCGGCAGGAGGCATCGACATTAGCGAGGGTACTCCAATGCGGGTGCTCAGGCAGAATGCAAGAGAATTCGAGTATGACATGACTGTATCGAAATTTAATAATGCTGTGACAAACATGCAGATCAACGATGCACAGGAAGATGTGCGGCTACAGGCAGAGATGTCGAGGATGGAAGGCGGCTATCAGGCGGCTTCTTTACGCGCTCAGGGGACACAGTCCCTGATCGGCTCATTTGGTAGTGCAGCACGGTTTGGCTGGCAATCCGGGATTTTTGAATAATGAAAATTCCACTTTATAAAAGTAAACTGCAAATGACCCGGGAGGCTCCGGGAAAGTCCTTTAGGGCTCGAAAATCCATGGCTGGTCCCAAATCAATTCTGGAGCAGGGGAGAGTTTACAAGGCTGGCTTTGACCAGGTTACAGAATTTTCTAAAATGCGATATAAAATGATTACTGAAATCAAACGCAACGAAGCCATCATAGGAGCAAAAGAGGCTATTCGGGAAACTGAAAAGTCTATGTTAAAAAGTCCGAATTTTTTAAGTGTTCTGGATAAAGATGATAAAAATGCTGCATCGAGGTGGGACACTGCTATGCTGGAAATTCGTCAAAGATTGCTAGAAAATATCGGGAAAGACAAGTTCGCAGTCGCCCAGTTCAATGAAGAATTTAAAATTGCAGAAATGAATGCTCGTTTTCGGCTCAGAGATAAAATTGATGTGAAAATAGAACAGCGTCATCGTGCCTCTATCGCGGCAACTAGAGATGCTGCTATACAAAATTTTAGTGATCACGACCTTGATTTAGCTTCGCTAGGATTGGAACTTGCGTCAGTTAGACAAAAATTAAAAAACTCGGCAAACGGCAATTTGATAAATCCTGCTCTGGTTGAAGCAATTCCAGATGAAATTCGTGGTAAAGTTACAGAAAATGTTGTGCTATCCTACGCGGGTGATAACCCCGGTCGTGTCTTGGATCTCAATGATGCGATGAATATTTTGGAAAGTGTGGAGGGTAGTGGTAAAGTTCCGG